GGTATTATAAAAGGGAATTTGCCCTCTCCCTAAGTTCCCCACATAGGAGAGCCACCGCGCCCCCCGACAAGGAACCACCCGAACCCCTCACCGCAGACAAATACGCAGAATAATACATGGTGTAATATTTTGCGTCGATTTGCCAACAAATAACACAACATACCACGCAACATAATTTTTCGCGTAAATTCTGCGCCCTCTGGCGTTGCGCATGGGAGCGAATAATTTTGGGTATGTAATTATACCGTTGAAATTTTGCCGCAGGAGAGCGGAGAAAAGGCGGCTTGTAGGGGAATGGTCGAGATAAGAACGGGTACTATAAAGCAAAAACCAAATGCCTGGGTTCAGTTATTTTTGAACCCAGGCACATGTCAATTTATTTTTCTTTTTAGCAGCACTTATGCCAGAAGGTAGGTGGGGAATGTAAATTTGATCGTATCCCCGCCCCGGTTGATACTGATGTTGCTTGCCTCGTTAGTGGAGTGTTTCACGCTCACAGATTCGCCACCTGAAATTTCGGTGAACCGCAGATATACCTTATTCGTGTTAAATACAAGATACCCCTGAATTTTATTCAGATGCACGTTGTCGTAATAGGTAAACCGAATATCAACCGGGACCTGCACTTTCTCATTAAAATAGTCACTATCTAGAGTAGCGATTTCAACTTCCGAATTACAAGGCACATCTTCGGTGCATGGAAGGTTTGTAACTACAATATCAGAAAATTCGGTGACAGGCCCGTTGATATACTTGTGGAATGTAATGCTGCTGGCAGAAGAAAAGATTCCGCTGCACTGCATGGACAGAGAATTATAGCGGCTAGTTTTATACCATTTGCCATAGAGCAGACTATCGGCAATCATTGCGCCAATCTGCCTGTGTCCATCGGGGCTGGGATGGAATCCATCAGTATAGAGCAGATTGATATTTCCCGACAACACAAGCATAGCATCCCCGATAACCCTGAATCCAACACGCGGACCAAAATCGTTATAAATGTTGGAAACGGTTTTTCTGAGACTTAGATTTTTGTTTGCTCCAACAGTTGCAGCGTGGGTTCCATTGCCGATGAAAGCAAGCCAGAGTTTTGCATTAGGATAATTTTGTTTGGCATATGTCGCAAATGCTTCAATGGAATTTTCCAGAGCTTGAATATTGCTGGCATTGTTACCATACGGGGAGTCGTTAAGACCTCCACCAACAATAATATCCGTGATACTGTCCCTATCACCACTCCAACCCTGGATTTGTTCAATGAATTTGTCCCCCACGGGGCAGTTGAACCCATCCCCACCACGGGCTACAACAACCATATGATCTTCGGGCAGACCCAGGTAGACTCTCAGGTAATGAGGCCATTCCTGGGAGGCGCTGCCACCTTGCTGCCCGTCTGCGTAGCTATCGCCCACAATCATCAGCTTTCGGTTCTGGATTTCGGGCATATATCCATGCTCAACCGTTTCAAGGGCTTGCTGCACTTCTTGACGGTACTGTTCAACCTGGCCGTTATAATTTCCAGTCAGCACCCAGTAATCCGTGTTATTAATAGCAATTCCAGGTGGAACGGGGATTTTGGAAGTGTAAGATGCCCCCAAATTTGTTACGATTGTCAACGCCTCATATGATCTTTGCTGATTCCATTCGATAGGATCGGCGAATTTAGGAACATATCTTGCCCCTACATACTGTCTAACCGCCATTTTTAGCCCCTCCTTATTAGTAAGACAGAACAAGGTGACCGTAATTATAATCCTCAATTACAATGTCAAGCCCTGTGGTATTGAATGTTATATCGTTCCAGGTATCCGGGATGAAATACACGATATATCCAGCGTCTGAGATACCTACAAAAATCATCGTAGCCAAATGTTCCTGAATGATTTTTTCGATATAATCAGTTGCCAGATTATCAATCCAATATTGCACCTGATCCAGTTCTTTACGCAATTCTGCGATTTCATCCCCGAACACTTTATCCTGGTCGATCAAATCATTAATATAATCAACAACTTTACAAAGCACTTCATAATAACTTAATGAATCGTCATAGACAAGTGGAAGTACTTTATAACACCAAAATCTAAAATGTTTAAGCATGATTAACTCTCCATAATCCGGATAATATAACTCTCTGCAAGAAATGTTTGTGTAGTATCGCCAATAACAGTATACACACCGCTGGAAAGCGTAATACTTGTTACGTTGCGGATTGTGACAATATTCCACGGTACACGATTAATTGCAATAACAGTCATCGTTATTCCCCCTCACCAAATAAGCATAAACAAATCATTCAATTCGTTAATCACCATCATGTCAATATTTATGAATGTTTCTCTGAACTCTTGTACCAATCGGCTAAAACTAATTCCACCAGCTTTGCCGATAACGTGTGTAATATAACTCTCTGTGGAGTTAATTTTATCTCTCGCCGTTAGGTTTTCAATATTTGCACCATTCTGCGTTTCTGTGCCGCTTCCCGTGTTTTTATTAACGTCACTTGTAATGCTTTCGCTTTCGCCTCTTTCAGCAAAATCACCTTTGCTCTTATCTCTACCGATTTGCGCGGTTTCGCTGGAAGCATTTTCGCTTCCGCTTGTAGCGCGGTTTGCAGTCTCATTATCTACAGCGGTTTTATCTAATTTATTTGTATGTTCGTTATCGTCTACAATCTTTCTTGCATCTGTGAGATATTCGTTATTTTCTAATCCAGCCAAACCGCCCTGTGGAGTATCTGAAAATGTATTACGCTGCACATTATCTTCCGTACCGCTCCCCTTTTCAGACGCAACACCGATCTTATTAACTGTATTTGTATCGCTTCCCTCATTAGTTGTTTTTCTGCTTTCGCTCCCAAAAGCGTTATTTTCGCTTTCCCCGGTATTTTCTCCACTTCTTTTATCATTTGCGATATTTGTTGTAAATCTCTCATTTTTGCTCTGGTTCTCGTTATTATGCGAAAGCGTATTAAACCCGGTTTTATCTTCGTTCTTTTCTGATTTACTTTCTTTATCGCCTATATTTGTTGTTTTTAAATCGGTATCATAAAGCGGATTGAATTTCAGTAATTCGCTTTCATACATTTTATTATAGTATGGCATAATTTCGTTGAGCTTTGTATCAAGTTTTAGTTTCCACAAACCGACACTTTCAAATCCGATTTCTCGTGTGTAATAATGCTTTAGTATTTTTGTTTCCAAAACATCCCGGTAATTTTCATCGAAAATAGGAAACCCAAAAGAAAATACTTTAGGCAGCGCGGCAGAAATAACGCTTTCCACATCGTTATATCCAACACTATCTTTCATTCCCGCCGCGTTTTCACAAATAAAGCGCAATTCTGTAGTGTATTTACTCATTTGGGATTTCACCTTCCTCCGGTTCTGGATCACCCATTTCCCAATCACCAATCAAGCGATAATCTTCCCGGTATTCCACATCAATATCAAGCCCGAACATTTTATTAATTTTTCTACAGGCTTCACGGCGGCTCTCCAACCGGGAAAACCGGGACGCAATAACATCCCCTTGATTGCCGCTGACTTCATCGGTAATTAACCGCTCTTTTTTCACAGTGTTTACATTGGTAATTCCCAAATAGGTTAGAGCTTCATTCCATATCTGGGTTTTTAGCTGATAAATTTTGTCGGCAATATATGGTGCATCAGTTTTTAGCACTTGCAAGGGCTTCATCTGGTTAAGCCCCTTTTGCCCGTATATAACAGGGGCGTTGCCGTCAAAATCTTTGTATAGGTTTAGCAAGCTCAACCGCTCATTTTCATCGGCGTTAATCAATACCGGGGTTTTTTGCGCTCTAGCATTAACCGTGATAGTTCTATCCAAATCTGTAAGTTTTTTCGCATATTCACGTATTCCCAGCATGCTATTCGTGTGTAGCATATTGTTATAGATTATCACACTATCATCAATAGTTAGTGATTTGTGGTAATTATTATATTTACTGTATGCTGTCCGTCTGCGGGGGATACCGTATACATCGAAATCTCCCTCGATAGTTGCTGTTAGAGCAAGGTAATCATCTAGTATTTCGTCTCTAAAAAATACAGCCGCACCAGATGTAAATAGCGTTAGTTCCAAATACCGAGAATCTACCGTATCCGGGAGATTTTGCCAGTCAAACATAGATATTGCTAATTCGCATAGACGGTTGTAATATTGATTAAAAATCCGGTTATTATCAGTCGCACTCTCCCAAAATTCCCGATCCCGTTTTATTCTACCCATTATTCACCACCTCCCGCCGTAACCGGGGTATTATCATATTCGTAATTTGCAACATGCCCCGGCACATGCCAAAATGTAATTCCGTTATTATAAATATTTTCTATCGCATTTGCATCTGCGGCGGGAACCCCCAACGGTACAAGACCACCCGGATAATCACAATCCGTAGGATACCCACCCTCAATTTTACACCCTATTGTTTTTACATAATTCCATTCTGGTCGACTTGTACGATTAGGCTGTTTAACTTTATGCGTTGCATATCCATAAATGTTGAAAAACCCGTCAATTATTTCTGCGAATTCGGCCCGTATATGTTTACGCATAAACAAAAAGTTTTGGTTTCGTGTTGCACAAGCAGTTATTGACCCGCTCCCACCCCTTGCCTGGCGGGGCATTAAGCTACGCTCGTAAATTTGGGATACGCTGGATAGAGCATGCATAATACCCCCGGTTACAGCGGCGGGGTTTGCGCTAATAGCGCCTGCGGCAATAGTCCCTGCGGTTGATAATGCGTCAACCGCTAGATTTGTGCCGTTTTGGGCTAACCACGCTTTAAACACATCAATATTGAATGGCAGTTGCGGATAACCAGAAAGCACCATTTTTTCATCAAAGTTTTCATTTACCCCCTTATAATACAAGGGAGTCAACACAACACCAGGATTCGGAGACATATCCCCGGCAATATCAAATGTACAATCCCCCGGGTTTGTAAAATACTCATAGGGATATGCTGCACCGTTGCCTTGCATGTTGGTTACATACAAAAAATTATATGGGTATGTATATAGTTTATTGTTTTTCGGTGTATATCCATCAATCGCCCCACTTTGATATTTTGGGGCTGTAAATAATATACGCTGTGGTACTGACGAGCCTTGAGCCCCTGTAAATGCGGTAGGCATTACAAACATAGAGACAATACCGTTCGTTTTAGCCCCAGCCCCAGCAATGAAAGCCTCTGCTGCCGCCGCACCTACAGGATCACAGGGAAAAACGTGGTAATATAGTCCAGCATATAACCCGCAATAAATATCCCCCGCAAAATCATTATAACTGCCGTCAAAGGTTGCCGCAACAACTATAGAAAGGTCTGCTAACGCCAAAGGCCAATTAGCCCAGCTTGAAATATAATCCCCGGTTTCAAGCCCTTCCGGTACAAGATTAGTACCAACATCATCAACGGCGATATGCTCACGATCAATGTAGCAAGGCGGGATTCTATAGTTGAAATGCCATGTTTGCATAAGATCAATTTCATAAGTTATCTCGCAACAATTATTATTTATGTAGTCAACCTCATTCACAAAAGCATAAAACCATTTGTCCCCAAATGCGGTATTTTTAAACATTAGATAGTTTACATCATATAAACTTTCCGCGTTATACTGTACTCTCATTCTGTTTCTGTTTACCCGCTGATATGATTGGTTATTAAAAAGAATACCATTCAATCCGTTATAAAAGTAGGAATACTGCGCTGACGGTGTGCGGAAAAATATGGTGTGTTCGTATTTGTTATCCAACGGGCAATTTTTAATCAATCGGATTGTGGTGTTTGGTGCGATGTACAGGGCAGTTCACCTCATTTCCGCTCAACACAGATTTTACTTGCTGGACTCAAAGAAAACCCTCAAATCCTGGGCTAGGGTATACACTTCTACGCTGAAATTAGTGATTACGGGTTCGGTCTCACCGTTGTACTGCAAACCAATGAGAAGTGGCTGATCATCAAGAACCCCTAAAAGTGCTTCGGTATCTCCCTCACCCCCGTCAATAGCCTTCCATCCCGTAGTCGTGATATATTCGCCTGAATATGTGTTTCCCCCAATCGTCACCGTGAGATTTCTACCAGCAACCGGACCATCAGGCACATCAATATCAGTATTGATAACTCCTAGCCACGCATTTTCATCCTCGCTATAGGACATAGGCACAACGGCAGCAGTAATTGTACCAAGGGGCACGAAGATATCCGCACCTCCAGCGGCTTCACCGTTCTCCCACTTCCCGCTCGTAGCGTTATACACCAACACCTGTCCGTCTGTGGGATTGCTAATGTCAACGTCACCCAATGTTGCCAGATTTCCCCCGCCGCTGGGGATATCATCCTCGGAAAACTCTTGATACACATTCTCCTGTTCAAAGCTGACACCGCCGCCCAAATATCTTTTTGCCATTTATAATCCTCCCTTTCAAATAATGGGGGCTATATTACAAGCCCCCATATGTTACACCAAATTAGGCATCAAGCGCAAGCGTGATGGTATCCCCGACCGCAGTTGCGGGGGTATCGGGGTTTGTGCTTTCGTCCGGAACAACAAGAATCTTGCTGGACGCGGTATACGTTGCATCACCGATCCGCGCATGCGCGGTATAATCCACCTGTGACGCGGCACTTGCAGCAACCGGGATAATAACAGCACCGTATTTATGTACTGCAATACCATCCTCAGTTGCATCTTCATCCTGCACAAATTCAAGAGACATATTCTGCAACGTTGCGGAATCGGCGGGAATAAGGGTATACACAGCAGCCCCCGCATTTTTGGAGATATCCGCGACCGTCAAGCTGATAGTGCTAGGCGGGGTAAGCGTTGCAGAGCTATCCACGAATACAACCGCGTTACTGAAAGGCGAGTAGCACACGGTTTTCCAAACATTGTAAAAGTAATTCCAGTACAGACCAGACGCGACATATTTTTCCGTGAATTTATCCAGATTATCATAAACCTGGAACCATTCAGCATCCACAAGAACTGCCTTGACTTTAGTCATGAGCGCAAGTTCAGCATCGGAAACAGGCTCGATCATGTCACTATTAGCGGCAATCTCACTAAACCGCGCATTGTCAAATGTGGTAAAATCATCAATGAGCATAAGACGGCCCATAAAATCAGCCTTGTCCATGTTAAACGCAGCCGAAAGAACATCCACATCATACGCGGCATTAAAATCGCTATCCATGAAAATATACTGATCGGATTTGGGAGTTGTGGTAGTGACTCCAGCGTCATTATACTTATCCGACATAAATGTGAGTTTGTTGCTAGTACCACGGAAAGCAACGGCAGACGCTTTAAGGTCACCGGAAATGCCTACCGGGTACATATGACCATGAGAAACCGCCTTGATAATCAGATACTTAAAAAGCAGATATTCATCCAGATAGCTTGCGGTATAAACAGAATCGACAATCCGCGCAATCAAATCCTGCACACCCTCAATGCTCAGAAAAGCACGGGCAAGGTCTTCCTCCTGGATCGTAACCGGATACTGCACCCGCCAATTCATCACATGGAAAGCAGCCCGAACATCGGGGATCGTGCGTTTAAGTTCCCGCGCTTCGGCCTTTTCAGCGGAAAATTCGCGGGCTTTAGCAATCTGAACAAAAACATCCTCAATCGTTTCACCAAATTCCAGATACCCCTTTTTAAGTTCGCGGTAGGGATTGTTAAATCTGGCACTCTTGATTTTCACAAGCGCAATCCGGTTAAGGAGAGCGGAAAGAAACTGGTTTGCAAGCGCGGGATATCCCATAATAGACTGTCCAACGCTGGCAACCTCAGAGGCTTTAGTAATTTCCGGGACAAGAGACTGATACTCTGCGCTTGCATTTGCCCGGATAGTATTCAAAATATCAAGCGTAGACGCATTAAGCGTGGAAACTGCAACCTTTCTAGGCATTGATTATTCCTCCTTGAACAAATCTTCATATTTAAGGGCTTTCTTTTCGGTATCTATATCAACCGATTCTTCGTGCCCTTCATCAACCTTGCCAAAAAACCGCGCCTTATATTTTTCTCTCCATTCCTTATCAATTTTTTCTGCTTCTGCTTTCCAGTCTTTTCCATCGCCCTTAATGCGGGTTTCGTAATCGTCAATGGTATCGCTGATATTTTCGATCAATTCAAGCGCACTATCACCGTTATCTTCTCCGATACGTTCCCGGATAGCTGCCATAATTTCATCCTTTGTTTTTACCATTTTGTTTCCTCCCTTAATTAAAATTTTCGGAGATAGAACCAAATCGGCATTTTTTCCCTATCTGTTGGCGTTGGCCCCGGCCCCGGCCCGGGCGGTGTGGGTGATGGATCACCCCACATATTTACGACACTTGGTGCTGATAGCAGATCAACGGATGCACCGCCATAGGACGCATACCCGCTACTGTCTATTGACACACCGTTAATCGTAATATATCCGTCTGCTAGAGCATCATTGTTTTTTGGAATATACCATTGCCGCACAAATATTGGGCTAAACTCTTGCGCCCCCCATGCACCCGCTTGTACATTGTTATAATCCGGATTGGCATTATGGGCGGCTTCTACAACATTTGCGCCCCCGTAAATCCCGACATTATATGTTGGCAACTCGGATGCAAACCCCTGTAGGTATGCCAATACTACCCCCTGTGCGTCTGCGTCTGTAACGCTGGTATCACAGCAACATATAATGGGTGTTCCTGCCGGGATGGACAATGCCGCCGCAAGTGCCGCCGCGTTTCTGCCGTTGGCAACCCCGCTTGCCCAACCGCCCAATGCATCCCCTGTGTTAATTTCATAGTACAAAAATATACGAATACCAGCGTCTAGGTATATCTGTGCTTCTGCCGCCGAAATGCCCTTGCCGTTTGGATTTTGCACGCTATACAGATACCGACCAACAAAATCAATACCATCATTTTTCATTTGCGCCGCTTTTGCCGCGTCTAGATTTGGCATTGATACATAATCCAAACCCTTATAGGGCCACGTATCAGACGGGTAAGGGTAAGAATAATAAGCCATTGGTTAAAACTCCAAATTAACTACAAGTCCAGAAAAACCGGATACATTAATCGTAACCTCTTTTATTGGCTTTCCTGTTTTAATCATGCGATTTACATAGCTTTGGATTTCTTCGTAATTATACCCCGCTTTTTCAATTTTTACTTTTCTTTCTGCACCAATACCCCATTTTCCCGCAATAACTTCTTTCGCAATATCAAGGGCTGTTTTCATTTTAATCCCCCTTTCGGTCGATACGGTCAACAAGTTTTTGCATAACAACGGTATTGTTATTTATTGCGTCTGAAAGTTTTTTAATTTCATCTTTATGTTGTTCTTCCCGTTTATTGATGTACCAAAAACAGACAAGGCAAACCGCTATCGGAAATCCTAGCGTTCCTATAAACTGGGTTATCATTTGGAAATCCACGGATCGACACCCCCTTTTTACTAGATTATACCACGGTGCTTGACAAAATGCAAGACAAATGTTATAATTTTAACATAGGGGGTATAAAAATGCACACAAATAGGTACTATGATGGAACAAAACTTTTGTCGATGCGGGACCTTGACGGGGAACAACCCGAGTTAATTTTATGTACCTCTAACCGTTCCGCGGGTAAAACTGTATATTTTTCTCGCTTATGTGTTAATAGATGGTTTGATCGTAAAGAAAAATTTTGTTTGATTTATCGCTATAAATATGAATTGGAAGATGTTTGCGATAAATTTTATCGGGATATTGCAAATTTATTTTTTCGCGGATCATCCATGGAAAGCAAAACGCAAGGTGGGGGAATTTATCAAGAGTTATACATTGATGGGGAAAATTGTGGTTATGCTGTAGCGTTAAACTGTGCCGATAAAATTAAAAAATATTCACATATGTTTTCCGATGTGCAAAGAATGTTTTTCGATGAGTTTCAATCAGAAACAAACGATTATTGCACAAACGAAATCCAGAAATTTATTTCCATCCATACCAGCATTGCAAGAGGTGGGGGAAAACAGTCACGGTTCGTTCCGGTTTATATGTGTGGAAATACTGTAACAATTCTAAACCCTTATTATATCGAATTGGGCATATGTGATAGATTACAGGATAATACCCGATTTTTGCGGGGGCATGGGTGGATACTTGAACAAGGTTTCAATGAAAACGCAAGTAAGGCGCAAAAGGAAAGTGCTTTCAACCGTGCTTTTGCAAATAATAAATATGTTGCCTACTCTGCACAAGCGATATATTTAAATGATAATAAAGCATTTATTGAAAAACCCAGCGGAAAATCACAATATCTTGCAACATTGCGATATAATAACATAGATTATGCAATCCGCAGTTATTTAGACGCGGGAATTATATATTGTGATACCAGCGTTGATGCAACATACGGAGAAAAGATAAGCGTTACAACTGAGGATCATAATATTAATTTTGTAATGCTAAAACGCAATAGCTTATTTTTATCAAGTATGCGGTATTATTTCGATCATGGATGTTTTAGATTTAAGGATTTGCGATGTAAAGAGGCAATATTAAAAGCGCTGTCGTATTGAATGGGTATCCGCTGACTTTGGATGCAATGCTGTTATCCGGGGGACACAGGTGGAATATACTGCCGGGGCGGTAACGGGCTTGTCACCCGCTTTGCATACATGTTAGTTTTGGATATAAAAATAGCGCGGGACGGTTTTTAATCCGTTCCGCGCTATTAAATTAGGGTTCATACCCGTCTGGCGGGTATATCCACCATTTAACGTTCTTTTTATAATAGCCTACATCACCCTCATCAAGATAACCCTCCCATATCGTTCTGTCATTTGTAATGTAAATACACCATTTCAAGGGATCGGGCATATCATCGGGTGTTAGTTTGTGCCAAATCTCAACCATATTGGTTTACCTCAATTCATAGGTTGTTTCAACCAGTAATGTTCCTCCGGGTATTCTCTTAGGTAATAGTTTTCCGGGAATTTTTAATCCTATATCAAAATCCTGTAAACTGCGTTTTTTGTTTACAAAATCGTTTTCTTCTGTTGTTAAATCTTTTAATTCTATATTTTCACCGATTGATTTTAAAAACAAGTCTTTACAATGGCTAGGCATACCCGCACATTTAATTTCATAGTGTGCATCTTCTCCCGGTACATGCTCTATATATGTTTTTTGTCTTATAAAATACCCTTGATCCCATTCACATTCTATTTTCCATGCGCAAAAATCGCTATCGTGTAATCGTACCCCCTGTATTTGATCCTTTGTTAAATCGCAATGTATACTATCTGTGTCTGCATAGATAAAACCGGGCTTGTCTGCACCATAATAGTTTGCCTGTGCCGCCCGAATGGTAAAGTTCCGGGCATAACTGGTTATGGCTGATCCTATAGGGATGTATCCCGGGGGTTTGTCTGCCGCGTCAACCGTCCTAAACCCTATACTTCCATCATTTAATAACACAGCTACTTTAAAACTGCTATCCATGCTTGCTGCCGTCTTGCCGTATAAACTATTTAGCATCAATTTTGCAAGCTGGCGTTTTGCCCCTTTTGTTGTCATTTTGATTTTTCGATATTTGTTGATATATTCATCAAATAGCCCTATATATGTTTTAAAATAGCACCCATCTAATATTTCAAAATCTTCCATGTTATAATGTTCTCTAAATAAAATAAAATCCGTCATTGTCATTGTTAATGTCACCGTAGCGGGATATTCAATCCCGTTTTTATTTACATATGCGTAGTATTTTCCGGTGTGTTTATCATATATATCACTCGTTTCTAGTGATTCAGTCCCCCGATATAAAAAGCTATTTTTTATTTGTATAAATGGTAATTTGTCTTTTTTGATATAAAACCGCGTCATAAAACGTACAAAATAATAACTATCAAATTCTAATGCCTCGTGGGGGATAATATTGCCCCTCCAAAATTTAGGCAGCCCTATAGGGTATTTATTCCCGCTTTCACTATGCATCATAGAAGGATACAAGGAGTTTACATCACAGGTAACACCCTTTTGATAGATTTTCTTTTCTTTTCCCCGCGCTAGATAGCACCACCCGCCTCTGTACGATTTGCGGATATATGCGCCTATGCTGTCCGCACCAAATACCGCCTTATTTAACGGGTATAAATATAGATTCGGAAAGAAATCATCGTATGTTTCCCGCTTCATAGTCTTTTTAAATTCGTCTAATGCACATGATCCAATGGTTAATTTTTTATGACCCTCGTCAAACATTATTTCTAGAGCTTCTTTTACAACAAGCACATCATTTTTTATGTATTCCTGTTCAGTTTCGGTTATCGTACATCCCGCATATCTTAACCCCTTATATTCCATATCTAGTTTTTTGTGTTTTGTGCCAAATGTTTCCCCGATTGCTTTAACACTAAATGGGAGTAATTTTAAACTGTCTCGTATTTCAAGATATCTCTTATCCCCCATTTTTACTATTATTTTATACCATTGCCCCATATCAGATATCATATAGGTAAATGTTTTTGGTTTCATGTCCCATTCTTTTAAAAATTCAAAATCGTTTGTATCTTCGGCGTTTAATTCATCCTCACCCGTTGTTTTACGTCTTGCCGCTTGTTTGTATCCCAAATCACGCATTAAATAGGATAACCAGAATACGCCGTCAAATTTTAGGTTGTGATAGTATACAATTATACTTGTATTTAATTTATTGAAATAGTTATATTGATCGTCAATGCTATGAAATATTTTTACATCTTCCGTACCCATTTCAACACATGCTGCCGCCCAAACTTCCGTATATGTTTGCCCCTCGAATACGGTTGTCTCAAAATCCCCCATAAATACACGGGAATTTCTTTTTTTCATATCTCTTGCTGTGTTCCGTTGGCTTCACCTTGTGCGGTAAAAAATAAACTCTCTTTTGCTGTTAGTGGCCCACCTTTTAATATTTCGGCAAGTTGTTGTATTTTCCGGTTCATACCTGTATGTTCTGGCCCGGATATTTCGACATATACATCACCGCTTGTTGTTAAAATAGCCTCCATAATATCATTTATTAATTCAGCGTTAGCCTCAATTCGATTCATCAAATCATCATAATTATATTCTCTCTGCGCTTTTTCCCATATGTTTCTGACTAGTGCTAAATCACCCTCTTTATATTTTCTCAATTCTGCCCCCCATTCCGGGGGCGCATTTAGGGGGCTATTTACCAACATATCAAAATCGGGGAGGCTGGCAATTTTATCTTGCACATTTGAAAACATAACCCGCCCCCAATCGACAGCCCCTTCACCAGGTTCCATGTCTGACGGGAGTAAATTATATAGTGTTGCTCTGCGCTTTTCCACCCCTTTTCGTGTTGCCTCTCGTCGTTCTTGTGCGCGGCGCTTTGTGCCAGGGATAACCGTACCTTCTACATCTACATATACCGATTTCTCTAACATGTATTTAGTATCCCGCTTTTTCAATTCACGAATTGAACCGGGGGTTATTTTCTGTGGTATTTTAGGGATTATGTTTGATGGTAATACATAACCCCTTTTTAACATCCTGTTTGCTGACGCTAAACGAGATTTACGCAGTTTTCGATATTCGGCCTCTAACGCTAATTGTTCTTCAGATTTTTTTAGGTTTTTCTGTGATTTCTTTGCCTTGTCTGCTGCCGATTTTGGCATACTATCACCCCAAAAAGATGAAAATAAAAATGCGGGAGAATACTTTTATGCACTCTCCCGCATTTGGTTTTGTGACTATGTTTTTAGATAATACTGCACGTTAGGAACTGCTTGCCCTTATAATTCCGGGATTCCATGCGATACACATGGAGGCGAATGTTATCACCCTCACCCGCGTCCACCATTTCGTCAACAATCCCCACCATTGCTTCTTCAAGGGATTTGGAGCCTGTGATATATCGCTCACCGGATTTATCAACGATAACCAGCTTTTCATAATCCGGGTTATCTGCAAGAGGGTTATGGATTTTGAGCTTTACATGGTAGTCATAGTCAATATCCACACTCCCGTTTTCAAAGGTGACTTGATCCAACGCTTTGCAGTTTGTAGTGTCCTTAATTGCAATGCGTTCACGCACGGTGAGATTGCGAGTGCTTTCGATGATTTCAGCCTTGTAACCTTCCATTGTTAGTTCTCCTTTTCAAGATTGATAGATTTTTCAAAAAATTCTTGCTCCAACATACCGCGTTTTTGCGTTATGGTTTGCGCTGTGACAACATTAACATATTTAATATCATCACATTCATACAACATTTTCAATCGTTTTAGCAAGTCTGTTTTGGTGTTATATTCGCCGGGGATTTCGCCGTGTTTGAAGATTATTTGCTCGTTTTTGGTATCCACGCACATTGCCTTATATTCTGTTACTGTCATTGTGCGTGTTACCATGGGTTTCCGTGGTATGAATCTCACCCCCTAAAAATCGCAATAAGCGCAAGATATCGGCACAGACTGTGCGATTATCACACGCCTTACACTCCGCACTTAATAAGTGACAACCGCGTTTACCTGTGGCGCTTCCAATACCCTCCGCTAATATTTCATTCAACCATGCATATCTGTTTTTATTGTAGTTTTTTCTTAGTAATGTAAGCATTTTTACAGCCCCAAACAATCCAGTATTTTTAATACACACGCTTCAAGCATGCCAGAACCAGCAAAAAGTATGACGCCGATTAAGGCGGCATACTTTAGCTCTGTGATAATCTTTTCTTTCACTTCTTCGCTCGTTTCGCCGTGGACACGGTTTCCGTGGATGCATCCGTGTTGCGGGGTTTGCGAATAACCTTTTCGGCAATCGCAAGGAACTTGTCAACATCCACCCGATATGTGTTTACTGTGGTTTCGATGTGGTCAATTCGCAGAACAATAACACGTTCGGTATCCTGCTCTCTGCGGATTTTCTTAAGCGTCTTTGCATCGTCCTTTGCGTTACCTAGCATGGTAACGTTGATCTGACTGGTTTCCTGTGCTTCAACGTCATAGATGGTGCAAGTGATTTCGCTGGTTCTGATGCTTTTCGTAATCTTTGCCATTTGTTTTTTACTTCCTTTCAAAAAATAAAATCGGTGTATACCGTTTTTGATCCGTCAAATTCGTGGGTGTGGTTTACATCTTCCCATTTATAGCACTCATATTTTCGGGATGTCCTGCTGTATTCGCCCCGCACCCATACACGGCTTTCATCGGGGGTTTCGTCTGGTGCTATGCGAGTAGTGACAAAATAGTCGCCACGGGGAATGTCTTTGATTCTCATAGCAATAGCCCTCTCAAGACTTTTGATTTCCGGGGGTAAATACCCTGTGTCCTCATATTCAGCGAGTTTTTCGATAAGGGCGTTTTGACAAAGTACCTTGTTACAGCATCCCTCTCTATATTTGATTTCGCAATACTCGCAATTCTTCCGAGCATTTCCTCCGATATCTCGTTTTGTTAGCCTCATTGCATTAGCCCTCCGGGTAATATGTGTACTTCATGCGTTCATGCTGGCAAAAGCGATTCAAATGAAAAGCTACACCCCGCATTTTGTTGGCAATCACATACGCATTTCACACAGCTTTTATACCCATCGTTCTTGTGGTAGATAGGGCTATACCGCACAGATATAGCTATTTCACTTTGATCCTTGCGCTGGGGTTTCAAGCGTTGCCCCACTCGCCGCTATACGGTTGTCAATGTCCGTCCGTTACTCCCCGTCTGCGCCGCGTGGCGCTCTTCCGGGTTTCGCCCAAATGGGGGTACCTCCCCGACCCCTCATCATGTCAAGTATAGCACACCTGTACAGGAGTGTCAATCTAAACGTTTCTTGTGCATGTTTCAAGATGTATTGATATAATTAGCTAGCTATGTATCACACATTTTTCAGCTTATTTTCTGAATGGGGGACATTTCCCGCGTTTCCCCCTTTCCCCACAAGCCCGTTTTTCTGCGTTCTCAAGCGGCGCAATTTCAGCGCTATAATTACATGGATAAAATTATTCTCCCACATGCGCAACGCCAGAGGGCGCAGAATTTACGCGAAAAATTATGTTGCGTGGTATGTTGTGTTATTTGTTGGCAAATCGACGCAAAATATTACACCATGTATTATTCTGCGTATTTG